TTCTCTTTTTGATGCAGTAGCAGATGAACTACTAACAAAAATCAAATCTGGAGAAGCAAAACCTGCTGACTTAGCAGTAGCTGTAAAGTTCCTAAAAGATAATAACATTACTTGTCTTCCTACCGATGGTAACTCTTTAGGAGAACTTCTGAAGAATATGCCATTTAGTGCAGATGATAAATTTTCTTATGATTCTTTTAAAGGAAGGGCATGAGTAAACAAGATTTAAAAATTCCAATCACAGAAGAAGAACTTTTCTGGAAAAATAATCCAGAACTAGCTAATGATGCAGTAGTAGATCCTCGTAAAGAAACAGTAGTTAGTGGTCAAAACTTACCTGAATTTGTTAAAAATCTTCCTGCAAAAGCAATAAAAAATCTAGGTAAAACCACTCCTTTAGGAAGAATAGGTGTGTCCTTAATTAATCCTCCTAGAGTTGGTGAACAAGTTATTACTAATGAAGAAGGAGATTTTATAAGAGATACTAGACCACATGAAAAAAAAGCAATAAAAGATTACCATACAGATCCTAAAAGAGCCTCATACAATAAAAAAACAAAAAGATGGCATGATGTTCCTATTCAAGCTTTCTCTCAGAACACAGGAAAAGTAGTAATAAAAGATCCAATCCTACAGAGACTTAATTTAGATTTATGGGGAAAGAACAGTTCAGGACAACAAGGTTTAATTGTAGATAAAAAAGGAAAACCAGTTGTATTTGGACATGGAACTCCATATAAAATAAAAGGAACTTTAGATCCTTCCAAAACTACAAGAAGATCTGAATTTAAAGGTGTATATACTTCTACTATAGAAAGTGAGTTTCCTAAATACATGAAAGGACAGGATGGAGAGTTTACAGAACACTCAAATGTTCATAAGCTTTTCCTGAGAATGTATAATCCCTTAAAACTTGTTTCTCCAGAAGGAGAAGTTGGAATGGATTCATTTGCTATGAGTGAAGGAGATTCTCAGATTGTTTCCGAAGGTCTAATAAGATTAAGAATGGAACTTGAATCTCTTGATCTTACTAATCCTACCCATAGTTCAGATATTTCAAAAATAAAATCTGAAGCTATTTTTCTTAGAACTCCAGCAGAAGTGGAAAAATATTTATATTCTTTAGACAGTGGATTAGAACTCACAGAATTTTTCCAAGGTTTAGGTTATGATGGTGTTCTTCAACAAAGTATTCCTCATGGAGAAAGTGAATATACCGAAGCTATCCTATTTAATAAGGGAAATGTTAAATCTGCTACCGATAATAAAGGAACTTTCTTAGAAAATGATGATTTAATGTCAAAAACTAAGAAAAAACGAAAAAAAGATCTTCAAATAGTGGCTTAAATAGAAAGAAAACTACTTACTAACCCATTCATATCAGATAAACCTTTTCTTCTCATACAGAGCGATCTCAGTACTCTCAGAGCTATACCTATATGAAAACCAAAAAAGAACCTAAAAATCCTTTACTTGACTTCAGGAACTTTGTTTTTTTGGTTTGGCAGCACCTAAACCTTCCAGATCCTACTCCTGTTCAGTATGATATGGCTGAATATCTTCAATATGCTCCTAAAAGAGCAGTCATAGAAGCTTTCAGAGGAGTTGGGAAAAGTTATATTACTTCTGCATTTGTATGTTGGAAATTACTTCTAGATTCTGAAACTAAAGTCTTGGTAGTTTCTGCTTCTAAAGTTAGATCTGATGACTTCTCAACCTTTACACAGAGATTGATAAATGAATTACCAATACTACACCATCTAAAATCTAGAGAAGGACAAAGACAAAGTAAGGTAGCATTTGACGTTGGTCCCTGCCAAGCTAGTCATAGTCCAAGCGTAAAGTCTGTAGGAATCACTGGACAACTTTCAGGTTCCAGAGCAGACATAATAGTTGCTGATGACGTTGAAGTTCCAAATAACTCAATGACTCAGACAATGAGAGATAAACTTTCAGAAGCAGTAAAAGAGTTTGATGCAGTACTAAAACCCGATGGTAGCATTGTCTACCTTGGTACTCCTCAGACAGAAATGAGTCTTTATGAAACACTTCCTGAAAGAGGTTATGAAGTCAGGATCTGGCCTAGTCGCTATCCTGACGAAAAACAAGTTATTAGATATTCAAATAAACTTGCTCCATTTATTCAAGATAAGCTTGATCGTGGTTCTATTATTGGAGATCCTACTGATCCACTCCGCTTTGATGCCGAAGACCTACTTGAACGAGAACTTTCTTATGGTAGATCAGGCTTTGCTCTCCAGTTCCAATTAGATACAAGTCTTTCTGATGCAGATAAGTACCCATTAAAGTTGTCAGATCTCATAATAATGGGCGTAGATTCTACTACTGCACCTGAAAAACCCGTATGGACAAGAGATCCAAGAAATAAACTTACTGATCTTCCAAACGTGGGATTGCCAGGAGACTTCTTCTATAGTCCTGAGACTAAACTAGGAGATTGGATACCTTACAATGGTTCTGTTCTTTCTATTGATCCAAGTGGAAGAGGAAAAGACGAAACTGGATATGCAGTAGTAAAGATGCTGAATGGTTATTTATATGTCTCAGAGTGTGGAGGACTCAGAGGTGGTTATAAGAATGAAAACCTTGAAGCTCTTTCTGTAATTGCAAAAAGAAATGATGTAAACCTTATCCTAATAGAATCTAACTTTGGAGATGGGATGTTCATGGAACTCCTGAAACCAATTCTTAGGAAAATTCACAATGTTACTATAGAAGAAATAAGAAGTAATGTTCAGAAAGAGAAAAGGATTATTGATACCTTAGAACCTGTCATGAACCAACATAGGCTTGTGATTGATCCTAAGATCATTGAAAAAGATTATAATACTATTCAAGATTATCCTGTTGAAACTCAATGCAGATATATGCTCTTTCATCAAATGACAAGAATTACAAAAGAAAAAGGAGCCTTGATCCATGACGATAGACTTGATGCTTTACAAATGGCAGTCCAATACTGGGTTGACTTCATGGCAGCAGATGCTGAGATGGAGATACAGACACGAAAAGAAGAACTCCTAGATATAGAAATAGAAAACTTTATAAATGGTGTTATAAATAAAAAAGACATGAATTCAACTCCTGTTTGGATGTAATTAACTTAACATAATATACAATTCTCCTACTCTAGATATGGGCTGGTTATAATACCTATTGTTCCCTCTTTCTTAGACTTCGGATAGATATGAACCTTTAACACCAGGAACCACCAATGGCAGGAATCAAAAACAGAGGGAGTCAGATTCATAAAGTAAAAACTAAATTTAAACGAAAGAAGTATAACTTTAGAATTGACTCTAGAAGAAATAGAATATTTAGAGAAAAATTCTGAGGTAGTGGATCGATAGTGATCGGAGCTTTTTCCCCCATTCAATTCCTGCGATCCATTTTATTAGCATCGGCTAATTTTAAAAATTAGTACCATGTAATCAGCTCCAGTTGCACAGGCTAACAACAAAAGTTAGTAGACACTAATAAATCTCAGGATTTCTCAGGAAACTTTGGCATGAACTTTGCAATTCCATATTTTATACCAAACGGATTCAAACTTTTCCTGAGAATTTCTGAGAAATCCTGAGTTGATTGAGTATATATTGAATCATCCTGAGAATTTCTGAGCTTGTCTGTCTTTTCTATCTGTGTTTTTTCTCAAATACCTCAAAATCGCTCTAAACGCTATCAAATCGCTCTATATCGCAATGTAATGCCAAATAGGTACTATCACATAGGCTGTAGTCGTTCCTTGTCATTTCCGATAAACTACACGTTTGTAGGACTTTATATATATCAAATCAATCAATTTTCTCTGTATTTCATCTAATTTCTTTAATGATATCAGTATTTAACGTAATTAATTCACTTTTTTTAAAAAAAACACTTGACATTTTCTTGACTTATCGTTATACTTGAAGCTCAATAATTAATTGGTTCAACTCTAAACGGAGCACATCATGAATGAGAAAGTAACAAGTCGAGTCTTGAAAGATGAAAGACATATAAAAGGGAGTGAGTACTCTCAGGAAGTCAAAAACGTGAAAGCTTTTGCAAGTTATCACCAAAACCCAAAACAAGCTTTCAGATCTAGGAAAAATAATGGAGCTTGCAAAGTGTACACGAAAGCTGAGATTCAGGCATTTGAAGCCAAGTTAAAAAATAATTAATATTTAACTTGACAAAGTTGAACTAAACGCTATACTTAGTAACATCAACTAGTACTAACCCAAACGGAGAACATCATGACTAAGAAAAGACGAAATCAAATAGACATTGAATGCCAAGCATACGGATGTCTGAGAGACATTTTTGATACACGCAAAAGAAATTTGCAAATCAAAATTCTTGAAGAAACGGCAAACGGAGAGATTGATGCAAACGAAGCTCTCCAAGAATTAGACAAGTTTGAAAAGGAAAGAGATGA